AGACTACAAGTCCAAAACAGGTAGTCAGATTCTCGGTGAGTTCACATCCATGTTTAAGGGTCTCTAATGTCAGACAAGCGTAAAAAGGCAGCCTCCGCCGCTAAGTTACATAAAGATTCAATGGCGTGCAACAAACCTCGACGGACCCCTGGACATCCGACCAAGAGTCATGTAGTAAAAGCATGTGAAGGGGGCGAAGAAAAAATCGTGCGCTTTGGTCAACAAGGTGTAGAAGGAGCCGGTAAAAACCCCAAAACAGAAAAAGACAAAGCCCGTAAGAAATCTTATTACGCCAGGCATAACGCTCAAGATCCAAACCCAGACAAAATGTCGGCCAGGTACTGGAGCCACCGTGTAAAATGGTAGTGCCTCACTCAACTCCAAGTGGCAAAACCCAAGTCCAGCCTAGCTCTCAAGCCTGAGTCCAAACCCAAGAAAACTCGCCAAGGTCAGGGGCAGAACTCACTGCCTAGCCATGGACGCAAAAAGATGCGCGGGCAAGGTAAGTAAATTGTGTATGATTGGGAGTAACAATAGTTGCTCCCATGTCAGATCTTTCTCGTGCGATTAACTTAATTCGCAAGTACGAGGGCTTTAACGAAAAAGCCTACCCAGATCCGATTACGGGCGCAGAACCTTACACAATTGGTTACGGAACTCAATTCTACCCAGACGGATCTGCCGTTAGACGCGGGCAGTTCTGCACCATGGAAAAAGCACTGGAATATCTATTCAATGAAGTCAGTATTATCGAAACGCAGTTAGATAAATTAAACCTTGGCCTTGACAGCGTGATGCGTCAGGCATTGATTTCGTTCATTCATTCGATTGGCTGGGAGCCTTTCCTTTACAGTCACGTAATTGACTGCGTTGAAAACGAAGACTTCTGTGCGGCAACAGAAGAGATGGGCCAATGGATTTTTGATGCCGACCATCACGTCGTTGGCAACCTCCTGGACCGACGCAGGGAAGAAATCAATTTGTTCCTGGAAGACCTGGATGAACACCCTTGGCCCTCTAGTGAAATCCTCCTTGGCGCTTTTAGGAATTATTCAGCTTCTCAGCATGAAATCAACGCGATTCGGAAGCTGGAAGAACGGATCAGTCCTTATATCCTTTCTGAATTTGCTAATGAGTTTTGCAGTGGCAGCAACCAATGGTTAGACAATCCTGCAAAGGACTACGATTCTGTCTTTAGCAGCTAGGCTTAGAATAAATGAAAGAAAGCATGAACAGCCGAATGGAGCGTTCAGTTGAACCACGGGAATTTGAACTTCCCTTAGAGCTTCAGTTCTCCATGCGCAAAGCTGAGCTTGCTGCTCAAGAAATGACATGGGATGATCTGTACGCAGCCCTGTTGAACCTCTACCATCAACGCCTGATGGAGTGGTATGCGGTCAAAGAGATCATGGCGTCTGAAAATATTGAGATTGATTTTGATATCCCAACAGACCTGGAGCTAGCAGAACTCGCCGCCGCATGTATATACGACGACGAGGACGAGGAAGAAGACGATCTTCAGCCTTTCTGAGTTTCGTCAAGTTGAATAAGGCGGTCCAGGTACCACTGGGCTTTCTTCAGTGATTCTGTACCGCCTTTGTGGCGTTCGCGCCAGGTGTACTTTAAATTGTTGCCTTTGCAGTAACCACGAAATTCTTCGGCAGTCAAAGCTGCTTCAATGGCATCGATGCATTCAATTCCACCATCAGTGTAGTGTGAAGGATGATTCACCAGATCCTCCTGGACCACAGGAGCAGTTTCTTTTGTTGCCCAGGGAACTGGGCAAACACCATCCTTACACTCAGTCAAGTCGCTAATTATCGGCGCAAACCACGGCGAAGACGAGACTGTTCCATCAGCTCCTCGTTCGGCTTCCCCAGATCCAGCACTAATGCTTTGGGTTTCGGTGATGCTCCCATCTCCAGACCCTGTTCCATTGTTGGAATATAGCCCGTTGCTCCAGGCCGTCCCCCCTCGAGTGCCAAGTTTGTCCGTTCCCTTCCGTCCTGACATAGGGTTAACCCTCTGTTGTACATATCCATTAAGGGTACATCATTTTCTTCATTGGCGAGAGGTGCGCCAAAATCATCTTCATCAAGACAACGACACTGCAGTTCGTCTTGAACAAAGCTATCTAAAAAACCAGCGGCTCCATGCATGGTAGTATCTGGGCTTGATTTATTCCTACTACAATCATACTATGGCAGATTTATTTAACTCTAATTACGATCCTCGCCAGCTATCAGGAACTTCTGGGGCTGAGGTATCAGACTTGCGTCCTGAGCAAGCTTATGACACTGACCTCAGGCGTGTAGACGAAAGTGAAAGGGGTTCAGCAGAATCTTTAAACGACAATCAAAATCGTGTCGCCAAGTACATGCGTGCTGCCAAAAGCGCAGGCAAGTTTCGGCAAAGTGCTGGTATTGATGAGCCGAGTATCCGAGGTAAAACGCCACGGTCGGAAGCGTCTATCAACGGGACAGTGCTGCCGAGCCTAGGAGATTCGGGTGGGCGCTCCGGAAGTACCGGATACGCCCGTAAGCCTCAACCACAGTTCGGCAAACCGTTTGTTTAAACCTGGCTGTACACAACCTCGTAGGGTTGATTCTGGTACTTACCCTTGCGATCTTGATAACTTGTCTCGCAGGGCTCGCCACGATAAAACAAAAGCTGCGTAATGCCTTCGTTGGCGTAGATGCGGTTGAACAAACCGGTGCAGTTGCTGATCTCAAGTGTCAGGTGACCCTGCCAAGCAGCTTCTGCAGGCGTAATATTTACCAAGATACCCGATCGTGCATACGTAGATTTGCCAACGGCTACTACGGTCACGTCGCGAGGCAGCTTAATGTGCTCCATTGCCACGCCCAAGCAATAGCCGTAAGGAGGGAGAAGGAAGTACTCGCCCTTCTCATCTTCTAGTAGCTCGGCAGGCTTCAAGATGCTTTCATCAAAATCCTTGGGATCACAGTCACCGGCTTGGATCTTACCGAAAATTAAGCATTGCTTAGGTGAAAGCCGGATGTCGTAACCGTAAGAGCTGAGGCCATAGCTCAAAAGCTTACGGCCATCTTCCTTGCTGATTAGGCGATCAACAAAAGGTGAAATCATTTCATGCTCTTCAGCAAGTTGTTTGATTTCCCAGTCAGCAAGGACGCTCATGATGGTCAGCAATCGTTCTTCAGTATACGGAACCTAGGAAAGGATATGACCTTTTTCGGCGTATAAGTCAATAAACTTTTCTACGGCAGCACCAGAGCTGTCCACTGGAGGCAAGTACACAACAAGTGAAGTGCACGTGGATTGTTGTTTAACTTCGTCACCAACGACCTTTAGCAGCTTTGGAGCAGTCCGCAAGATACATATAGGAAAACTAAAGATTCGTGGGTCGTAACGAATCATGTCAGGGCAGTTGGTAAAATACAGGCCCTGCTTGATTTCTTTACTGAGCCAGGCATTGTACATGCGTTTGAACCAAACAGCATGTGAAGACCTAAGAGTAGGAGAAGACCCTCGCGTAAACTTCCAGCGTTCATTTGGTTTGTCCCAGTAATACGTGCCGTTGGGAGGGAATAGATATGCATTCCCATGCCATTGCTGGGCATTTAGTCCGTCGTCGCTAGGGGTGAAAAATTGTGTCGCCTGTACATGCTCATTTGCGATCTTGGAGCTTGCTACATCAAGATCAATGCCACCCATCAGGGCATGTGCTGATGCCACCAGGTCTGGGCTTGTGATCAGCTCATTGTTTTCTGTGTAGCCAGGGCGGAATGTTTTCCCCATCAGCTCTCTGCAGTTTTCTGGTAATCAACTTCAAAGTAACGCATGCCGTCCTTGTCGTTAATGATGTAACCAGCTTTTTCTAATGGGTTAATTTTTTGTGCAGCTGCGAGAATGCGTCTAAAGCTTTCGGCCATGTCGCCATCATGTTCACGTTCGCACTCCTCTTGGGCAGAGTGAATTTCCTTGAGGGTCAAAAAGAACATAGAACGGGATTTGTCCTGGGGCTGGAACACCATTACGCCAGGACCCTCGGTATCCCAAAATTTGCAATACTGTTGCCCCAAGTCACCAAGAATGAGCTTAATGGTGGCATCAAGCATCTTGGCCTTTGTATTGTCAGCTTCCAGGCCAATGACTGAAGCGATTAATTTTTCACGGCGATTCATGGTTTAATCAATCCTTGGCGAGAAAGTGCATCAATAAGCTTGGGTAAAGGCTTGTAAATTACGACAAGCTTTCCAAGGATGCCACGTTTTTTTACCAGCTTACCCCGTTCGTCACGTAATTTGTCAAATTCTCCTGAACGGATAAGGTATTCAGCCACACAACGAAGCCTGCGTTTCAAAGGCAGTTCAGCCAGTGGAAATTTACCGCAAATTGTATCTGGAGCCATGTCCCTAAATGCCATGCGCAAGCGATTGGCAAGGGTCATGTTTGAATTCTCATCTTCTTCTTCATAGTTTTTTAAGATCTCCAGGTACCTTCTTAGACACTTGTCATCGAATGAGCCCTCGGGAGGCAAGAAGATTGCAACCTGATTAACCAAAGATTCGGGCAAAACCTCTACATGGTTTGCAACCGTAACTTTCTTGATGTCAACATTGGCAAAGCGGTGGGCCATCACTGAAACTCCTTAAAGCGTTCAGGGATCTGGTACAAGCGTGCGTCTTTGCGTAGATCCAAAATGTCGATTTTTTTATTCTTTGCAAACGCCTGGATCAGATGGTTCCAAGGAATCCGGATTACCGGTTTTTTCATGTCGCCAGGAGCGATGTTTATATAATGAATGCCCTCTTCCCACCCTTTATCCACATTTTTCTTGCCAACGGTAATCCAGTTCCTAATCGTTTGATCAGATACGTTTAGGCGCCTTGCACACTCCTCTGTAGAAATGTATTCATCAGCGTATGCCTCTGGATTCAACATGTCTGTTTCTCCAGTGGAATAGCGACTGTGCCATAGGGACGCAAGGATATTTCGAATCCCTTTCAGTTCCCACGCAATGTCTTCAAGGCCTTTTCTAATACCGTGGGTCATACGTCAATAATCTTTAAGTAGATGCTAGTGTGTGGGGAAAGCATTTGCATCATGGAAGAGCAAGTACCTCCTAGTCAGCAGCCAATTCCTGGTCAGGTTACTGCGGAGCAATTGGCAGAGATGAAGGCAAGAGCTCGTGATTTAGCGATCCAACAAACCCTGGCACAACAAGCTGCTATTCCCCAGCAAAGGCCGCAGGTTGTTTATGTGCGACGCAACTTGACGGTGGCAGAGTTGCTGTTGGTATTCCTTATCTCGTGCGGTATTGTTGCCGGAGTCCAGGCCACATGGAGCTTTGCCTCAACTTTCTTGCCACGCCTTGAGATCAAGGTTAAGTAATTTACTAGGCTCAGAGAAACTATAATTGATTTAGGAGTACCTGTGCGTATACAGTGGCAAATCGTCGTATTACAGAACTTCCAGCTTTAGCTGGAGCTGATGTAGCTGAGCAGGATCTGCTGACGATGGTCCACATTGCGGAGGTGGACCCCGCACTTAAAAACAAGAAAATTACAATTTCTGGTTTTAGGGATTACCTTACAACCAAATATATAACAACCACTGGTGGCACTGTTACAGGGAATGTCTCGATACTAGGGAATTTAACTGTAACAGGCGCTACCGTTGTTAATACAATTGCAGGTGGTGGCCTTGCGACCTTTAGTGGCGTTATTGTTCAAAACAATTTAACCACAAGTGGCACGATCAGCGGGCAAACAATTACTGGTCAGGCAATTCAATCCACAACAATCAATTCGGTAACAGGTACATTCACCACGGTTACCGGTGCCACTTCAAATTTTGTAAGCGGTAACTTCAGCACCAGTCTTTCGGGTGCAACGATTACTGGTAATACGTTACAGGCAACATCTGGACAGTTTAGTTTTTTAAGCGGCGCCACGATTACAGGTGGTTTGGTCGAAGGTATCAGTGGTATTTTCGGAACGCTTGTAACTCCCGTCCTGAACGTAAACGGTAACCTGTCCGTTGCAAGTGGCTTGACCGTTACCGGTCTTGCTCAATTTGCATCTGGCGTACAAGTCACCGGAACATTATCA